TAGACGGTGGATTAGTTGGCGGACCAGTAGATCCGGGTTATGGTGTTGGAACTCCAATGCCAGGTCGGCCAAGTAATGAACTTCCAAAGCCGCCCGGCTCGATTGGAACTCTTCCAGTGTTTCCTTTTGACCCTACTCTTCAACCAGACAATTCATTACCCGGTCCACAACCGACTCCTACTCCTCCCATTCAACTTCATCCCGGCCTTAAGCTAGTAGTGAAGTGGGTTGCTTGTTTAGGATTCGTTGCTGTTCCCGATAACTCTCTTCCAGATTACGCACAACCAAAGTAGGTTAAAATGCCTATTGATAAACCATATGCGTATCACAAGCCGAGTCAAGTAGGGCTGGAAAAAATCACATTATTACGCCAGAAATTTAGTGAAGTAGAAGAACTAATGAGAGAGGTTTGTCCTCCATCTCGTCATCTCTCTCATGCAATTACTTGTAATGAGACTACTGCAATGTGGGCAATTAAAGCAGTCGTGTTCAATGATCCAAATAGTGAGATAGAGGTATAACATGCCAAGTGGATACAATCCAGAAGAAACAGCAAGAGATTGGGAAACGCTCCAACAGGATACGGATTCCAAAACTCAACGTCTACGTATTAAAGGTGGCTGGCTCTACCGTACTGTAACGACAGCTTCACAGCACGTAGCTTTAGCGTTTGTTTCAGTTCATGACGAGAGTATCGATGGTTAAAAGTCTAAAGGTGGCCAATGAGAGTATGTCTAGCACTGTGCCTATTACTAATCGTAGGAGCATGTGATAGAGAAATAACTATCAATCTACCAACAGAGCCTACTCAAAAAGAAGAACCAAAAGTAATTACTAGCAAGATAGAGTTTAGGGTAGTTGGTAATGCTTCTTCTGTTAGGATTAGGTATAGTACTCCGGCTGATGGATTGATACAGACAGTAACCTCTTTACCATTCTTTGCAGCATTTAACACGACTGAGAGCTTACTGTTCTTATCATTAGACGTAACACCATTAGCATATCCATTGTCAGTGACGTTACCTTTCCTATCAGCGCAAGTGTTTGTTAACGGTAATCTGTTCCGAGAAGCAACTAGTAGTGATTTCTTCTCAACTACCTTATCGGTGACTGGCACATGGAGAAGATAGGAGATTGGGAAATATCTACCCTTAAAGTAGAGGGAGATGTTAATACTGGTAGAGGCCAGCAGTTTACATTTTGTTTTTATAGTGTGAAGACTAATAGAAAGTTTCCTCGTATTATTTCTTTTTTAGAGCCGTACGAACACGGATTTCTCATTGAGATTTTAACAAGTGAAACTAAATCACTTGATCGTGTCTTAGAGTTAGAAAAAGAGCCAACCTGTCTTTAAGGAGATTGAACAATGGCGACTGAAAAGACCTACGGACCAGAGAAACCAGCTACGTTACCTGTTGTTCCTCCAACAGATAAAGAAAGAGCAGAACAGTTAGCAAGGCAGAAAGATCCTGTTCCTACTCCTACTGGATTACCAAAGACTCCACGAGAAGCATTAGAACGTGAACGACTTCTCCATCCAGTTGTTGCTGTAGCTGCTCATCTTCCAACTGACTTTGATGAACCTTTCAAGGTTGCAGAGCCGAGAGAATTAACTCCGGCTGAACAAGAAACAAAGAAACAGAAGGATGAACTAGTCAAACAGATTAGTGAAATCCTTGGTAAGTTTGACCATCGAGAGTCAAACATTCCTGCTAATCACGAATACTGGGCTTTGGTTGCCAAATTCAGAGCACTCTAATGATAGCAAAGCTAATAGGTCAGCCGGGTACCTACAGAGGTATCAATACTGACCACGCAGTTAGTGTCGTTGGTAGAGATGTAACTATTGCTCAACCTCCAGAAGAATCGGGAGATAGGATTTGGGTATTGGATGCAATTCAATACTCATTTGCTATGGAGGAAGGTGCAGTAGCAACAGCCGCGCCGGTTAGAAGTAGACTAACAGTTAGACTGGATGACAAGATTAAATGGGATGCAGACATTCCAGACTTTACTGGAGTTCTGAATCTCTATATTCCTAGTCAAACAGATAAGACTATTAGTGTTACTTTACAGGCAGCCGGTCCGAATTACGTTGGTAAGTTAAATGTCCAATGGCATTTGGAGCCTGCTCAGTGATTAGTCGCACTGGCGGCACGGCGCAGCCGGGCAAACGGGCGCAGCAAGTAGCGGGTGGAGCTTCACGTTCACCAGCACGCTCTTGATCTTGTTATGGCTAAAAGAAAACAAGGTCCAACTTATGCAAGGGAGAAGAAAGCTGAACCATTAAAAGGTTTAGGAAAGGATATTAACTTACCTATTGAAACAATTGTTCCTAAAACCCATCCTTCTGACGTAGAAGAAGGAATGATAGAAAAGGTTATTAAGAAGTCTGCTAGGGCACGAGGAGCATATCTAGATGAAGATGAGCCATACTTAGAACAATATCTTCATCCAGATAAAGATATATTACAAGTACAACCAGACAGACCTACTATTGGTAAGCCGGATGATTTACCCCATAGAAAACTGCATGTTCTTCCAGCCTCAAGATATGATGATGAATTATATAATGTAGAAGGATTAGGGCATTTTAAATATGATAAGACTAATCCTAAGTATGATAGCGTTTATGACATTTGGGATTTTGATACTAAGAGTGAATTGACTGATCAGAGGAAACCAGAGATACTTCCTAGCCTTGCTAATATTGAAAGCTGGATTGCTAAAGAAGCTATGAAGCGAGCTGGTAAACCATATACAGTTTATGAGAGAGTTCCTAAAGGTACTGACCAACGTAAATGGAAGACTGGTAAGTAATGCTTACTCAGAAGATTGAAGTTCAATCGGTAGTTGAACGGGAGTTTACTCCCACAAAGAAGCAAAATGACTTTATCGCAATTCCTTGGTCTGTTAAGGAAGCATTGTACGGTGGTGCTGCTGGAGCCGGAAAGACAGAACTCATTATATGGCTGCCTCTTATCTATCAGTTCCATGAACATCCTTTGTACAAGGGAATCATATTACGTCGTAATCTCAAACAATTAGAAACAGAATTAATATCTCGTTCTAAAGAAATATATCCATCATTAGGCGGAGTTTTTAATGATACCAAAAAGAAGTGGACTTTCCCCTCAGGAGCGGTTCAATATTTTGGCGGAGCGGATAAAGAAGATGATATTAGAAAGTTCGACTCCGACCAGTATAACCTCATTTCATATGATGAAGCAACACATTTTACAGAATTCCAGTATTCATATCTCGTTATGTCCCGGCTCCGTTCTAGATGTGCGGATCTTCCTGCCATTGCAAGGAGCGGAACCAATCCTGGAAATGTTGGTCATGCATACTTTAAGAAGAGATTCGTTAAGCCTTGGAAAGAAGGCTACAGACTCTTAATAGATTCTATTACCGGACTGAAAAGGATATTCATTCCGGCAAGGATTCAAGACAATCCTACACTATTAGCAAACAATCCAGAGTACATCCAACAGTTGATGTCTCTGAGTGAAGCAGAAAAGAAAGCTAAACTCTACGGTGATTGGGATACATATGAAGGACAAGTCTTTAATGAATTTAGACTTGAACCATTATCTGATGAGCCGGATAATGCCAGGCACGTCATTGAACCATTTAATATTCCAAGCTGGTGGCCCCGTTTCATTGCGATTGATTGGGGATACGCTGCTTATACAGTCATCTACTGGGCTGCTCTGTCTCCCAATGGACGAGTCTTTGTTTACCGAGAGTATGCTTTCAAAGGTAAAAAAGTCGTTGACTATCTCACAGATCTCATAAACTTAACCCAGCCGGAGGAACGAGAGATACTTGCTAAGGTTAAGATTTGTCATTCAGCCGACCAGAACAAAGGTGAACCATCAACAATATATGATCAACTCCAGAAGTCTTTACGCAAAGCGGAATTCAAATGTGGCATTGAACTTGGAGAAAGAAATAGAATTAATGGTAAGCTGGCTTTACATGAATACCTCCGGTGGACGCCTAAGGACTCAGTGGCTAAAATATATGGAGGAGATTTCGACAAAGAATATGCAGACAAAGTATATAGACTCTACGGTCAAACAGCTTATGTAGAATATGTAAAGCTATTTGAGCAAGAGAAGGATGAAAAGAATTTACCTAAGCTTCAAATATTTGATACTTGTCCCATGTTAGTAGAAACGATTCCGGCTTGCGTATACGCTGACTCTCCAGAAGAAGGAAAGAAAGCGGAGGACGTAAAGGAGTTTGACGGTGACGACCCTTACGACTGTATACGAATCCTCCTCACCGGAATCAGGGAATACCAAGTTCAAAATGCCAAGCAATTTGAGCATGATGCAAAGACTCAAGAAGCTATTAATCAACTTTCTCAAGGCGATCAAACAGCTTTTTACCGTAAGATGGAGTTCCTCGAATCAAAGAAAGAAGCAAGAAGCGGAACAACTTTCCGTCGTCGTGGCTTTAGAAGGTACCATTAAATCGAAAGACGAGTTCATTGTTTACTTGCAAGATGAGGTAGCTGAACTTAAAGCTATTCTACGTGACGAGAAGCCGGAACGTATCAGAAAAGAAGTAGAGTTTAAAAGTGCAAGAGGCTATAAGTCAATTCATGCAAGAGTAAGAGAACAAGCATTAGCTAACAAGGTCAAACACGAAGCATTAGAGATTGACGTAGAATGATACCTGACGGCACTGAAACACCGCCTCCGGCTGAAGATTTAGAAAAGCCGAAGCAAGCAACAGCAGTACCTGAGGAGTGGAAAGGATTACTAACCACTCTATTGAGCAGGTGTGTCCTTGAAGATGAAGCCGTCCACTATGCATGGGTTAGAAAAGCAAAGCGTCTGGAATTATACTTCAACAACATTGTTACTCTCTTTTGGGACAACCTCCAGAATGATTGGTCCATTCCCAACTGGGATGAAAAAGAATCAGAGGGTATCCCGCCCCGTATCATTAATATATACAGACCACACGGTGAGTCTATTATTGCTGCCCTTTCTGTTGGCGTACCTGCTGTTCTGTTCTTTCCTGACGATGCTGATAATCCTGATGATATTGAGAAAGCAGAAGCTTATAGCTCACTTGCTAAAATTATCCAAAAACACAATAAAGCAAAATTACTATACATTAAAATCCTTTCGATTCTTTTCAATCAGGGAACTCCGTTTGTCTACTCTTACAGTAAGAAAGACAGAAAATTTGGTTTCTACCAGGTAGAAGAAGTTAGCCTTCAAGACCAAACCAGCCATACCCATGACTGTCCAGTTTGTGGTAATCCTTTTGGTGAAGGTGGTCAGGAACCTGTAAACATTCTCTGTCCAGGCTGCCAGCAACAGATTACTACCGAAGTAACTCCACAGACTGTCCAGATTCCTGTTCCTATTCAAGTAAACAAAGAGAAATCCAGGGTTATAATTGACCCATTTGGAGTTCTTAATGTCAAAGTTCCTTATCATGCTAGGACGCAAGAGCATTGTGGCTATCTTGTACTTAAATTTGATCAGTCAATTGCTTCTCTTCGGTCTATTTTTTGTGTAGAAGGTCCAAATGGTGAAGAACCGCTCATTGATAATATCGAGCCTTCTACTGCTGACATTTCTGTGGATAGTACTATTAGGTATCCTTCTGTTTTCTTGAATAACCAGCCGCAAAATACCGCAATAGTTCAGTGTGTTTGGTATAGACCCTGGCAATTAGAGCTAGTAACTGGTAAGGGTGACTCTACTAATAGGGATATTGTTGACCAAATCAACAAAAAGTATCCAGAAGGTACTTACGTAATCTATATTAATGGCGATCCGGTAGAAATCAATGGCGAAGACATGGACGCGCATTGGACTATTGGTCTTGATCCTAGAAGTTCTTCGCTTCATGCTGAACCTTTAGGAACAAACCTTGCAATGATTCAGGATATTAATGCAGAAATCGACGAACTTGAGCTTCAGACGATGGAACATGGAATCGCTGAGCTATTCATTGCGTCGGACGCTATTGATTTCCAGAAGTACGGTAATCAGCAAGCTAAACCAGGTAACATTACCCAAGCTTTCAAAGAACCGGGACGAAACATTGCAGAAAACTTCTTTGAAACTCGTACTGCTCAGCTTTCCCCTGAAATTGTTGGGCTTACTGCTAAATATCGTAATCTTGCTGAGTTTGTTACTGGCGACTTTCCTACTGTTTACGGCGGCTCCGTTCCTGGAACTAGCACAGCGACGGAGTATACGAAAAGCCAGAATCAAGCGTTACAAAGATTGGGTTCAGTCTCAGCAATAGCCTCTTTCCTATGGGCAGACGTGA